AATGCGAGTATGGCGGAATCGGTAGACGCACCAGACTTAAAATCTGTTGGGAGTAATCCCGTGGGAGTTCAAGTCTCCCTACTCGCACTTGGGGGGAATATTAAAGGTCTTTCTTATATGGGAGCGCCCTCCTACAAAACTAAATATTAAAAACGGATTTAGTAGTATGAAATACAAACTCACAAAATCTTATTGTTGGTTAGAAGTTGAATCAATGAAAAGAGTTGTGAAGATGTATTTTATAAACAATGTTCCTTTTACATGGGATGATTTGACTGATGATGAGGAAGATAATATAGCATACTTTCAGGCATGGGCAAATGATTATGGAAGAATCTTTGATAATGAATATATGTTTAGAGCATCTGGATATTTGGTAATGGAAGAATGCCACCCCTGTTTTTTTGAGATGGAATTAGAAAACGAAGAACTTCTTGCTGAACTTGATTAAAGTATGTTTGATGCAAATGTATACGATTATGATATTAAGAAGTACAACTTAGATCATTATATTATAAGTTGTATCCAAAAGTACTACCCAACTGTTAAAGATCTTTCTGTTTTACATGAGGATGTTCATCCCAAAAAAATAGGTGAACTTGTAAAACTTGTGGGTAAAGATCTTGCAGACACTAATTTTTATTCAATATTTGATGAATTGGTTGAAGAATGTATTCTCCCATCATTAAATACTGAAGTTCTTATACAAAAATTTGGTAATATTAGAATAACAATACCAGATCAAGATAAAACAGGAACTGTCTTACCATATCATCAAGGAAGATGGGTTGGTAATGGTCTTGGATTAAGAACTATTTGGGTTCCATTTACTGATGCATATTCTTCAAATTCTCTTCAAATAATTGGAATAGAAAAAAGTAGAGAAATTACAAAAAAATCTACAGAAGAGAATTGGAATTATGAAAGACTTCAAAATGTTTGTATTGATAACAGTTACCCAGTAAATATAAAGAAGGGTCAATATTTATTATTCACTCAAGAAAATATTCATGGTGGAGTTCCTAATAGAACTGGAAAAACTAGAATAAGTATAGATGTTAGGGTTTTGCTTAAAAATGGTCAACCTCATAGGAAGTGGCCTGGATCTTATTTTAGAATTTTGGGAGATAGTAAAATATCATCTAGAAAAATAAAGATAGAGGACTATGAAAATGTAGTTACTTATGCTGAATATGAAGGATTTAAAACTAAAAATATAGATCTCCATTTTCAGACGTTAACCGTTAAGGATTATTGTACTAGGATGGGGTATATATTCCCCCATCAAACTGGAGATAATGAAGGTAGAAATCACTCTTATCTTGAATATCTTTTAAAAGAAAAAAATTTAGATCATATTTTGATGTTTAGTATATACTCTTTACCTGATGATTATGATAGGCGTATGTATCTCTTAAAACTTGCTTTGAAAAATAATTGTAAATTGCATTTTGCAAATGAAGAGTTTGTTTTGTATGATGAGAGTATACTACATAAGATAGAACATTTGAGAAGTTTCACGTCTGATTGGAGTAACCCATCTTATGAACATTAAACTCTGGTATTGTAGTGGCATGAAAATGTGGCGTTGGACTCTTAGTGATGATAAGAGACCAATAAATCGCCAAGAATCTGGACAAAGACCAGATTTAAGAGATGCAATGAATGATATTGCAAACACTGTAGAATATATGTTAGAAAATAATAATCAGTAGTTTCTTATGAATAAATAAATTATAATAACAGCAACTAGTGTATAAAAATGGGTCTTAGTCGCTTAGATAATTTTCTAAAGAATAGTAGAGGGGACATTCTTTACGTAGATCCCTCAAGTATTGATTCCACAGATAGTATTGAAAATCAAGGTAACTCTTTGGTTAGACCTTTTAAGACAATTCAAAGGGCATTAATTGAAGCTGCCAGATTTTCTTATCAAGTTGGTTTAGATAATGATAGGTTTAGTAGAACAACAATTATTGTTTACCCAGGTGAGCATTTAATTGATAATAGACCTGGATGGATACCCATTCATGATGCTCCTGTTAGTGGGAATAATTGGTTAACTAGAGGAGGATCTTATTCAAATGCTCTTGAAGGATTTAATTTAGAAACTAATTTTGATGTAAATAGCGAGAATAATTCTCTCTATAAAATGAATTCTGTTTACGGTGGAGTAATTATTCCTCGTGGAACATCTATTGTTGGATTGGATCTTCGTAAAACAAAAATCAGACCCAAATTTGTTCCCGATCCAGAGGATGATTCTGTTGATTCAACTTGTTTGTTTAGGGTAACAGGAACTTGTTACTTTAATCAATTTACTTTCTTTGATGCTGATCCAAATAGTGTAGTATATAAAAACTATGGATTGAATCTATCAGTACCAAATTATTCTCACCATAAGCTTACTTGTTTTGAATATGCTGATGGTGTTAATCCTGTAGGATTTGATAATGATGATTTAAATTATAATACAACAAAAACTGACCTAGATTTATATTATGAAAAAATTGCTCTAGTTTATGGTCCTTCTAGCGGAAGAGAAATTACACCAGTATTTCCAAGTGCTAATGTTGATATTCAGTCAAAAATTGATGAATATCGTATTGTTGGTTCAACGGGACAAAATATCGGTATAACTAGCATTAAATCTGGTGATGGTGTTAACACATCAAATGTAATTACAGTAGATATTTTAGAACCTATTAATGGTCTTGATGTAGATACTCCAATAAGAATCGAAGGAATTCCAGCATCTGGGTATAATGGTTCTTTTGTTATTAGAAGTGTTGAAGATCCAACAACAATTACATATAGGGTATCAAACCCACCAGTAGATCCTTTACCAACAATTATTTCTGGATCACCAACATTAAACATTACTGTAGATACTGTAACTTCTGCTTCTCCATATATCTTTAACTGTTCATTGAGATCAGTTTATGGTATGAATGGTCTACATGCAGATGGATCTAAAGCTGATGGATTTAGATCCATGGTTGTTGCACAATTTACTGCAATTGGACTTCAAAAAGATGATAATGCCTTTGTAAAATATAATTCTATTTCTGGTGCATATGAGGATTCTGTTAGTGTAACAAATTTACATACAAATTCTCTAGCAATATATAAACCAGATTATGATACGTTCCATATTAAAGCATCTAATAATGCATTCTTACAGTTAGTATCTGTATTCTCAATTGGATTCGGTAATCATTATATTTCTGAGTCTGGTGGTGACCTATCAATTACAAACTCAAACTCAAACTTTGGTGCAAAAGCTTTAGTTTGTAAAGGTTTTAGGAGAGATGCATTCCCAAGGGACGATACTGGATATATTACCCATATTTTGCCCCCACAAACAATAGATTCTGAAGAAGTAACTGTTGAATATGGTGCAATTGATGTTGAGAGCACAATAGGACAGGCAGATCCTACTAGGTTATACCTTTATAATGAGTTAAACCAAGATATACCACCAAAATCTGTCATTGAGGGATATAGAATAGGATCTAAGTTTAATGATAAACTTAAAGTTGTAATTGCTAATCAGGAAAGACTTGCCAAAATAATAATGCCAGATACTCAAGGATCTGGCATATTTGAGTCTAGTTCTATTAAAGTATCAACGGTTGGAAGAACTAATATTGGTATTAATAGTATAAGTTCAAATATTCTTACTTTAACAGAACCTCATTTATTTGATACTGGAGAAACTATTCGTATTTTAAGTGATGATGGTGAACTTCCTGATGGAATCTCTAATAATAATGTATATTATGCTATTACATCTGGTATTAATACAGATCAAATTAAGTTAGCAAGAACACTTGATGATAGCACTAGTGAATCTTCTATAACTGTTAATAACAAAGGTGGAATTTTAAGAATAGAATCTAGAGTTTCTGATAAAAAATCTGGAGATATTGGTCATCCAATCCAATATGATGAATCTAGAGGTCAGTGGTATGTTACTGTAAGTTCTACTGAAAATGATATTTACAGCACTATTGTAGGACTAGGATTTCCTGCTCTAGGTAAAGCAACCTCAAAATCATATATTTCTAGAACACCAGACAATAGATCTTTAGATAGTAAAATTTATAAGGTAAGATATGTAATACCTAAGGACAGTACTGTTACTGCTAGACCTCCTGAGGATTCTTTTGTTATTCAAGAGTCAAACACAACTACTGGGTTTAGTGATTCGGAAGTTGCAAAATTCATGAATATTGGATCAGTAACTTTGAGCAATACTTCAGAACTTAGGAATCCAAAATTTATTAGTAATGCAGTTCATGATTCTAGTGTTGGAGTTGCGACAGTATATACAGATATTCCTCACTCATTATCTATTGGATCTAAAGTAGAAATTCAAAATATTATTTCTACCGAAAATACTACTGGAATTGCTAATACTGGATATAATGGTGTTTATGAAGTATTAGATACACCAACAAGAAAGTCCTTTAGTATTGGTATAACCACTAATACTGGATTGTTTAGATCTCCTATTAATATAAGAAATCTAGATTTACCTAATTTTAAAACAAAAGAATTAAATAAAACATTCTGGATTTATAAGACAGAAGAAATACAAGACTATATTCCAGGTTCTAGAGATGGTGTATACCATTTAACTATAATTGATTCTTCTAGTTCACCTACAGTAAATCCATTTACAGATTTAAAGTTCTCCCAACCATTAAAAAACTTATATCCTCAACTAGACAGAGACAATCCAGAAAATAATCCAGACAAAACTAGAACTTTTGCACTACCTTCTCCAATTGGATTAACTGAGATTGATGATCCTCAACATAGTTTGACTAGAGAAGTCATTGAAAATAAAATTAGTTCTTTTAATTATAATATTGGTATATTAGATATACATTCTCAATCTGGAACATCTCATACTATTACCACAAAACCAGATCATGGATTAAATCCAGTTACTAAAGTATCTGTTATTAATCCAGGACTTAATTATGGTGATGGATCTGGGGGTGTTCAAGTTTTATATAATGCAACTTTAGTTGGATCTGCTGGATCTGTTGTTGGTAAACATGCAACAGCAAATGTGGAGGTTGATGTAAATGGAAGTATTACTGATGTTAAAATAGTAGATGGTGGATCTGCTTATGGTATAGGTAATACACTCACGGTAGTCGGTGTTGGAACTACAACTGGTTGGGTTGCTGGATATGTTCAAGTAGATCAAATTTATAATAATGTTGGTGATGTACTTAGAATAGAGGGAATACGAGATTCTAGATTCTCTGAATATAACAATCTATACAGAATTACTTCGGTAGTAAATGGAAATGATCATATTGTAAATGTTTCTTCTGCGACTACAATTTATTCCAAACCTGATTATGGAACTCCTGAAGTCATAAGTGGAATCAATACTAATGGATTGAATGCTATCAATTCAGCGATTCTTTCTGATGTTACTTTGTATCAAACTGGAGCATCTATTGGAATCAATTCAACATATTATAATAATGTAACAGGAATTACAACTATAACAACATTCAATTCTCATGGATTGTCTGCTGGTAATAAGATAGTTGTGAGTGATGTGGAGTTAGTTGGTCAATATAATAGAACTTATTATGTTAGAAGTGTAATTGACAATAATACTATTAATGTTGTTGCTGGAGCAGGAAATACTGTACTATCACCAGCTCAAGGTGGATATATCTATCCTGTAGGTTTTGATGACCAAAAAGATATTATTGATTTTGATAGAGAATATGATTCATCAAGACTTGTTGCAAGATATGCTGGCATAACCACTACTTCAACTATTTTATTGGACGATCCTGCAATTAACACTATTGCAGTGACTAATGCAACTCATAGAGGTTGGAACGTTGGTGACTATATTATTGTCAATAAAGAGATAATGCGTATTAATCAAAGTGTTCTAAATGACAATTCTTTGAGTGTATTCCGTGGACTTTTTGGGACAAGAAAAGAAACTCACCCAGTAGGATCTGTAATTAGAAGAGTTAAATTTATACCAACTGAACTTAGAAGAAATTCTATTATTCGTGCATCTGGTCATACTTTTGAATATCTTGGATATGGTCCTGGAAACTACTCTACTGCTCTTCCTTCTAGACAAGATAGACAATTTAAGAATATTGAGAGGATTCTATCTCAATCATCTGCTATTAATGGTGGTACTCCATTCTACAATGGACTAGATGATAAGGGAAATGCATATACGGTCAATAAGTTTACTAGTGGTTCTACTGGTGTTGATTTACTTACTAATGCACCTGTTCCTACCGTTAGAGGTGAAGATATAACCAGTGATAATTCTTCAGTTGGATATGATATTTTATCCACAGAACAATTAACTGTTAATAGAGGAATTAAAGTAGATGGTGGTAAAGATAATAATATTATCTCAGAATTTAATGGACCAGCTATTTTTAATGAAAAAGTAACGATCAATGATGCAATTGAAAGTAATAGTATTCTTATTCAAGGTGAAGAAACAATTGCTAGGGAAATAAGTGTAGGTGTTGGAACACCAGAGATTGCTGGTAATATTGGTGATTCTAAAATAAATGCAGAACCACAATCTGGTGGAACTTTTGGATGGGTATACACTGAAGACAATAATTGGAATGAATTTGGTCCAATAAAATCGACTTCTGATAACTATTATGTTGGTCTTTGGAGTGGTACTTTTAGAGGTGATGGTTCTGGATTAGCAAACGTCTCTGATGTTTGGGTATTTGATGGGGTAGGAATCTCTACTACAACAAATGTTGGTATTGAAACTACATCTGCAAAACCAGGGTATTCTCTATATGCAAGTGGTCCTGTATTGTTTGAGAATAATGTAGAGTTTAGAACTGATTCTCTAACTTGGAACATTCCTAATGGTTGGATTGTTGAGACTGGTATTAGTACATTTAATCAACAGGTTAATTTTAATACCACAAATCATACAGGTGTCTCGACATTTGTAAATGAGGTTATTGTAACTACCAATCCACTGATAAGTGGAGCACTTAATGAACCTGGACAATATATAACGTTTAGGCAAACAGATACGGCACTGACATCAGCATATTTCTACGGTGGACTTCAATTTGAAGGTAATGATGTTGGTAATGATGGAATTAGGGGATTCATTAAAGGCGTATCTGAAGGTTCTGCTGGACAATTTGGAATATCTTTTGGTACTCAATCTTCGGGTGCTGGAGTAGCTACAGAAAGATTCAGAATTACCCATACTGGTACTGCTATATTTGCACAATCAGTTACTGCAAATTCTGATGCTAGATTGAAGGAGAATGTTGTTGGAATTGGCAATGCTCTCAGTAAGGTTCTTGGTATGAGAGGTGTATACTTCAATCGTATTGGTCAACCAGAACGTGAGATTGGTGTTATTGCACAAGAAGTTGAGAAGATTCTTCCAGAAGTGATACATGAGGGACCAGATGGTGTCAAGTCTGTTGCATATCAGAACATGGTTGCTGTCTTAATTGAGGCAATCAAGGAGCAACAAGAGCAAATCAATGAACTCAAGGCGCGATTGGACAGTCTTTGAGGTGGAACAGGGGGGTTGACACCCCCCTTTTTTATGGGTTATAGTGACGGTGTTCTGAATCATTCTCTTGTGATTACTTCTCTTCTTCAAAATCAAACAGAGTTTGACCTTAGTGGTGGCAAGATTAATACTTGGATTTATTTGCTAATTAATTTGGATAGTAAAGCATTCTTTTTTGGACAAACTAAAGATTCTAGGAAAGAAAAGCGGCATAATGATGTAGAGTATACAAAACTCATTGGATATTGGAATCTTATTGGTGAAAAACATACAACTTTTTGGTTTGGAATTTCTGCAACTGGATCTGGTTGTGATAAAAAATGTCATAAAGATCTTAAATTGTTCCCAAATTGCGTTTCAAATCCTGGTAGGGGGTCAAATGAATGTTTTATTCTCACTGGGTATTCTGTAGATCAAATTGTGCAAACTTGTTCTTTTATTGTTCGTAAATTATTTGATGAAGTTTTTGTTGAACCTGCAAAAGAACTCAATCTTATGCATTTTCAAGAAAAATTTCTTGTAAAAATTAAATCTGCATGGGAAATTTGGAAAGAGTTTCTCCTGAACGCTAAATGTCGTTCTGGGAAATGTATCATGACACTCAGTCATATCGTAAGTGCTAATTATAAGTTGACTCTTCTTTGTTGTCGGACAACTTCTCCAGAAGAAGGTTGGATTGATGATCAAGAATATTTTCCATCTGTTAAACTTATTAATGTTCAAGACAGTAAATGGGAAGAGGAACTTGAGTTCTGGATGGAACATGATGGTGTAAATATTGTTCTTTGGGGAACAGTTCAAAGCATCTCTAATCGTATTAATACCATTTGTAACTATAAAATTGACTTCATTGCACTTGATGAGGCACATGTTGGTGGTAGGGCAGAACAATTTACAACTGTGCATGAAAAACTCAATGCTGCCAATGGTGAGACAGTTAAACTTCTTTTAATCACTGGCACAGCAGATAAACTGTCTCCTGATTTTAACAATGAAAATAGTTTTGTATATTCGTATTGGCATGAGCAATTGGATGTTCGTAAGGGACTTTTTGAAAAACCTCGTCCTAAGATGAGGATTCATTTTGCTAAGTATGAATGTGAAGAATATAAAAAGATTTTTGGTGATGATCCAGATGCCATGAGTAATATTTTTACTCTGAAAGAAAAGAAAAAAGGAAAAGATTCTGAGTTTCTTTATGATTCTCTTCCTCGTGCTTACGCTGTAAAATTTTATGGACCAGAAACATCTAGACTTCGACTTAATAATCGTTTGTTTCAAGGTAACTATCAAATGATGGCGATGAAAGGAGTTGGTGAGTGTCATGCCTTTAAAAAAATTGTAGAATGTTACATTCCAACTCTTGTGGTTACTGGAGATACTAATGAAGATCAAGATACGATCAATAATTTTTGTGCCCGCAATTCTAAAGCACTTATTCTTACATGTAGTGCTAATGTTCTTGGTATGACTTGCAAATACATTGATACTGTTATCAATTGCCGTGGAGGAGAATCAAAAGAGTTTTGGGAGCAATTTTCTTTTCGTGGAGGATCTGCAGATCATGATTGGGATGTTATTGATTTTGATGCAGAACGTGGACTTCGTGTTATTTGCGAATCCTATCAAAAAGCAACTGATATTGAACCAGAATTGGCACAATATGAAATGCTAGACTTTGTTGATAGTATTAATGATTGGATGAATGGGTTTATCCAATTAGATCAGAATAAGATTGATGAAATTTTGTGTACAATTTGTGATGATACAAATTCTAGTTTTGCTAATATTGTAAGTAGACTTGATCTTAATGATATTGATTTTTCCGATTTTGCTTTGGAAACAAATCTAATCGATGAGATTGATAACAGTCAACTTAATACTAATAATGTGGGTGTTAATAATAAAAGTTGTGAATCCAGGCAAAAAGAAAATAAAGAAAAATCGGACAATCCAGAAACACAACGGGTAAAGACGGTTAAGGCACTTTTAGAGTCTATTCCTCTTGTTATGACTTATCTTATTTCTGAAGACATTAAAGTGTGTACAATTAACTCTATTATTGAAACTGAAGTTTATAAAAATATTACTAGCGATCATTATAAAATTCTTGAAAAAGTTATTGCCAAAAATCCTAGTGGTAAGAATGCAATCAATGGCAAAATCCTGATGCTTAGTTCTTCTATAAAAATGCAGTTTAAAGAGTCTAAGGCAAAAACATTAGATAAGTACAGTGTGTCTTCACAAATGCAAAGGCATATTCCCACAGATCTTTTGGATTCTATGCTTGATGATTGTAAAGATCTATCTAAAATTTATATGTTTGGAGATCCTAGTGGATCTCATACTGCTCGCCTTCTTGAAAGGGACCTGGATCCAAATAGTATTACTGTTTGGGAGAGTTGTGATAGTCACCGTAATCGTGTAAAATATATAAATGATGTTGTAGATATTGTTGATTCGAATCCTGATATGAAGTTCACTGCTATTATTGCTAATCCACCCTATAAAGATCCCACTAAGAAGGCAAAAAACAATAAACTTTGGCCAATTATTGTAGAGCAACATCTTGAACTTACTGCTCCTGGTGGAGACATGTGTGAGGTTACTCCTTCCTCTGTTCTGGGTACAACTGGTAAAGGTAAGAAGTTCCTTAAATTGTTCTCTACAAAGTATAATCTAAAACTGATCGATTATACTGCAAATGATTATTTTGTCGAAGGTGTTGCCATTTGCCGTTGGCATCTTACAAATGAACCATATCAAGGTAAAACTCATGTTATTACTCATGATGGTTCTTTTACTTGGGATTTGCGAGATGGTCTTCCTCTCATTGGAGATGCTGCACTTAAGCATTCTATTCTCAACAAAATTGCCAATTCAATGCATCCTCGCATTCCCTTGAAGATGGGTCAGGACATTGCCAAGAGTGAATATGTTCCTGATGGTAAGTATGAGGTTTATCAATCTGGTAATTTTATTGCTCGTACAAATGTCATTCCTACTACTGGTGAAGTGTTGAAGTTTATTGTAGGATACTCCCGCACGTACAAAAAGCACAAGTTTATCTCAAATGGATATGTTGGTATGCTTAATGTTTGGTGTCCTATTACTTCAGAAGAAGAGGGGAATGCCCTTAGTAAGATTTTTGATAATAAACTCATTCAGTTTTATATTGATAACTATAAAAAAACTGCGGGATATACTGCTGCTATTAAGAATGCGGAAGTACCTCACATTAAGGACTATAACAACCTTGTTGATCAATTCAATTTTACTGAAGAGGAGGTAAAATATTTGGAGGAAAAGAATGTCATCTAAGAACAGTCACAACAAGGAGCATGGATCTAAACTTGAACGCTCAGATGAGCGTATCAAGCAAACGCAGGAGGTATTTACTCCTCCTGCACTTATTCGGAAGATGATTGGTGATCTTCCAGAAAAAGTTCTTAAAGATCCAGAATCTTCCTTTATCGACAACTGTGCTGGTGATGGTAACTTCTTAGTTGAACTGTTTGAAGTCCTGACAAAATACCATTCTGAAGAGCATGTGCTCAATAACATGCTTTATGCAGTTGAACTCATGGAAGATAACCACAAGGAGTTGTGTAGGAGGTTGGGTGTCCCAACAGACCATCATCATTATGTTTGTGCAAATGCTTTAGAATATCATTATCGTTTTGATGGTACAATGGGACCAATCACATTAGACCAATTTATGGATTGATCGCATCCCCCCCAAACGGGGGGATTTTGCTGTATAGTATGTTCAACGCACACGACCCATGACCCTTAACCTCCGACCGACACAGGCAGAAGCACGATCCATCATGGATCGAGTTCGCAAAGGAATCATCGTTATGCCCACTGGGGCAGGTAAGTCCTTCACGATGGTTGCAGATGCACTTGAGCAACTTAAGTCTGGTCCTAAGACTATCGTTGTTGTTGCTCCTCGCATTCTTCTAGCAAAGCAATTGCGTGAAGACTTTATGAAGTTTCTTCCCTCTACCTGGGTCCATGTTTGTCATGTTCATACGGGAGAGACCGTTTACTTCAATACCACTAAACCAGAAAAGATTGCACTTTTTAACAATACTGCCCGTGCAGCATCAGAGTCCTGTATAATCTTTACCACCTACAACTCTCTTCATAAAGTTGTAGATTCCAATATTCATGTTGACACAGTTTACTTTGATGAATCGCACAACTCAATCAAGAAAAACTTCTTTGGTGCTACCAGGAATCTCTCTCTTAATTCTAACCGCTGCTATTTCTTCACTGCTACTCCTAAGTATTCTCACACTTCTTCCAAACCTGGCATGAATGATACTGAGGTTTACAACCGTATCATTTACAACGTGCCCGCTCCACGCCTCATTAACGACGGTTCAATCCTTCCTCCTAAGATCAACACCATTCGCGTCGGTTCCGACCGTCTGAAGGGCGAGGAGGCGGCAGAGAGGGACTGTATGACCCTGCTTGATACCATCTACAATGAAGATCATATGGAGAAGGTTCTGATCGCAGCACCAAACACAAAGGTAATGCTGCGGATGCTTGCTGAGACAGACTTCATGACAGAAGTGCAGTCTATGGGGTATGACCTTCTTTGGATCACTAGCAAGCATGGTGCCTTCTTAAACGATAGGAAGATTACCCGCGAAGAATTCTTTAGTCTGATTCAAGAGTTTGGTGCAGATCCAGACAAGAAGTTCATTGTTATGCACTATTCTATTCTCAGTGAAGGCATCTCTGTTCCTGGTCTCACTTCTCTGATCCTCATGCGTCAGATGAATGTTATTGAGATGTGTCAGTCTGTTGGTAGGGTTATTCGCCTTCATCTTGATGACATCAAGAGGATTCAGAATGGAACTCTTACTCCTGGCAAACTGGAAGATTACACTAAATCATTTGGTCTTGTCCATGTCCCTGTCTACGACAACGTGGGTATCTCTACTATTAAGCGTCTTCAGGACGTTGTAGATACCGTATTTGTAAAAGGTCAACCAGCAATCTCCACTATCAAACGATGACTACTGATAAAGAACTAAAGGAAATTTACAATTTTTACAAGGATTGTAGTGATGGTTTTGTAACTAAAGATGGATACGCTGCTGTACCTTGTCAAAAAGGATATATGGTAGTATACTATGGCGAGCATCTTAAACAATGTAGAACTCAATCATCTGCGATGAACTTCATTAAAAAGCATCGTACCAAACCCAAATCTGGAACTATTTTTGTACAATGAAAACTAAATTTGTCTGTGTATCTCCCATTAGTTCAAAGGCAAAAATTGACTTTGAATTTGACATGATGGGTCTTCATTCTTGTAGGGTAAAGCATGAAGAGAATGATGTTTATTACCTAGAATCTCTCAATAAAGAATATTATTTCTCAGTTAACAAAGAAAAGGACTCTAATTGGAGGATTATTCGATGAAAATTGGAACAATGACAGATCCAAAGACACTTGTACAAATTACATGTGATCGTGAAGGATTGCGAATTATGATACAAGCAGCAACTGCTGCTATTCAGTGGTCAAATGACTTTAACATGGGTGATGAGTACGATACGGATGTTGGTCCGTATCATGAAATGAAGGATGCTCTCATGGCAAAATACGAAGAAGTTTATGGAGAGTTTTAATGGAGGTTCCTAGTCAATCAGAACTAATTCATTTAAAAATACAAGCAGCGATGCGAGAGAATCATTTTGATGAAGATCAAATGAAGTACCTTGGTATCCGTGACGGAGAACATTGGTATTTGGTTGCTAATGAATACGAAGTTCCTGTTAGCGACATAGAAGAGTTTGAATTTGATGGATATATTGATGAATAAAGAATTTTTTGTAGATTCTAAGTTTGTTGATTTTTTTAATGAATACTTTCATTCTGCATATTCACTTGAGTTTTTAGAAGAAACAAAACTTAGTTCCTTGAGTAAAAACTGCTTTGCTACAGTAAATCTTCTTAAGTATCAACAAGAAGAAATATTCTATGAATTAGTAGCAGAACTTCAACTAATATGCTCAAAGATTCTAGAATCTGAATTAGAATATACTTATCTACATCTTGTAGATTACAGTAATGGTGGGATTATGTCTCCCCATAGTCATAAACATGCAGAAGATTTTAGTTACATTTTATATCTAAATACATGTACTGATGGGGAAACCGTGTTAAAATACACACATACCACCAAAGAAGTAAAACCTGTTAAAAGTAAAGTTTTACTGTTTTCCTCAGAGATAGTACATAGTTCAAATTATTCGAACTCTAAAAAAGTACTTGTTGGTGGATTAAAAATTAAGAGAGAATCTTATGGACGATAAACTACAAAAACGCCGCGATGCATTTAATCTTTTTTATGAGAGCGTTTTAAAACCAGATCACGAACTACGTCAAGTGGCACATGAACAAGAATGCTTTTATGAATTGATGGAGTGGAGAAGTGAGGTTTTATTTCATCTAGATGGAAGGAGAAATGCCGAGTTCAACTGATTTTTTTATTAAAGAGTTCGCAATCCCATTCTATCAGTCTAAAGTAATTAGTTGGGAGAAAAAGAAACAATATTTACTGAAAATATATAATAACTCGGCAAAATTAACAAAACAAAAATTTGATGAACAATTTAGTGATTATGATGTTGAAAAGACGAATAATTACACACAATTTGTTGAATCTATCTTATATGATGATATAAAAAAATTTTTTGATTCCCTAAATCTTAATCAAACTAAAATTAAATCTGCTTGGTTCCAAGCATATAATAAAGCACATTACCATGGAGTTCATAATCATGGACTTGGTGGATTTAGTATGGTTTGTTATATAAACTATAATCCGTCAAGTCATTTACCAACTACTTTTATTGCCCCATTTGTTTCTATGATTGATGGTAATGTATTGGAATATGAACCAGAGGGAGTTGATGAGGGAACCATCATCTTTTTTCCATCTGCCTTGTCTCATTATGCCCCCACAAATACTACTGAAGATCAAAGGATAATACTGTCTGCAAATTTTTAAAGAATATGGAATTACAATATCCTGATGATCCAAGAAATTTTGAATCCTTCTATTTTTGTGGCAATTTAATCTATAAAGCATACAATTTACTCAGTAAATATGATATTCATAATTTACTTGATGAAATTGATAATGAGTTGGAGGTGTCTGTAAATAAATGGGATATGTCTGTTGAGGCAACACATGAGCTTCCAAATAGAACTTTGCAGCATAAAGTAAGTTGGACTAATTTCTTTAGATTAGTCAAATCGCACTTATATAACTATGCTGCAATTTCGGACAATCCATGGTATTCTCAACTTGAAGTACAATCTTATTGGGCAAAAAGATTCAAGGGAACAAAAATAGAAAACTATAATGAAGAATTATATATAAATTACGGTAATACTCATAAGCATGAATATTTTGATTTGGGAATGATATTTTATCTTAAGAATCCATCTAGAATATATGGAACCTTAATTGAAAATGGTGGTAGAGAAATTATCGTACCTGGAGATGAAAATTCTTTATTAATACATCACTCTCATATCAATCATCAACCAGCTATGCCTCCACCAATAGTTGCTGAAGATTACTATAGATGCGTTATAGTTGTTGATTTTATGCATCCATCAAAAATGGATCATTATATTCGTGGAGGTGCAATATGATAGCACCAGATAGAATTATTCTACTAAGTATAATAAGAAAAATAAGCAAACATCAAGAAAAAATTGACTACAATGATTTTTCTCACTTCACTAGAGATGAATTTATGTGGATGAAGAATAATAAAAACATATTTAACAATATAAGGAAGAAGTTTTTGACATATATTGCATCTCATAGTTCTAGAAATGCTGATTTGGAAAAAATGTTATGTAAGTTAAATTTGTCAGATAGATTGATTAGGTGATATAATAGTATCCACTAAGCACTACTCTAAAGGTTTTATGGAACATCTAAAAATAAAACCACATCATACTATATTGGTACTTAATTCCTCATATATTCCAATAAATTTTACAAGTTGGAAGAGGGCAGTGGTTTTGATTTTAAAGCAAAAAGTCCAAGTAATTTCAGAAAGAGTTGTTAGACTTGTTAACTACATTAAAATTCCATTGAGTATGTCATCAAGAGAAAGACCAACAAAAACAGGAATTTATAAGAGAGATAATAATACCTGCCAGTATTGTGGTTCAAAATCAAAATTGACATTGGATCATGTAATTCCTCGTAGCAAAGGAGGAGAAGATAGTTGGGAAAATCTAGTTGTTGCATGTAGTTCATGTAACATCAAAAAAAGTGATAAATTACTTGAACATACTACTATGAAGTTAATGAGAAAACCAAGAGCACCATGGAATAAAATAACTTTTGAACTTATGAACTCAAAAGTTTCTGAGTGGGAGCAATTTAGTTACTAATTATGTTTTACCGCAAATTAAATAAAAAACTTGATTATGATCCATACTATAGAAAACTAAATTCTAGAATGGACTACTGTATTGATACTCCATCGGGATTGAGGGGTATGATATACTATGATGTAAATGTGGATAGCGACTCATTTGCATCATATATTCCAGAAGATTCAAAAATTAGATGGTCACTAGTTGAAATCAACACATCTATTCCAGTTCATGTAGATTTGGATGTTAAATGCTCAATAAATTTTTATTTAAAAACTGATAGATGTGTTACGCATTTTTATGAAATGAGACATGATGTTGACACAAAAAATCTAAGTGATGATGTTGAAAATGCGTTATTTTTTCACGATTACTTTAAAAAAGTAGATAAATTCATTGCAAAAATTGGTGATATTGTTTTATTAGATGTCACTAAACCACACTCTGTAAAGTCCTTTTTTGACAGTGATGTGATTGATAGAAAGTTTTTATCCTTACAAATCAAAGATAAATCTTTTGAGCAAGTTTCTGAACATTTGATTAATCGAGGACTTATTGATGGGTGAATCTAAATTTCCTTATAAATCTATGCCAATCAGACTTGATATTAAATCTAAAAAGATAACTACAGAACTATGTTTTTTTGCTGATATATCTCATGCAGATAAGTATATCAAAAGGTATGGACTAACAAAAAGGGAATATAAATTATCCAAACCAAGAAAAAAGAAAAATGAATCAGATTAAGACCAGACAAATAGAATTGCATGTTACTCATGCATGTAATTTTACTTGTGAGGGTTGCTCTCATTATTCTAATCATGGACACTTTGGCAACTTGTCATTAGATACTGCTAGAGAATGGCTATATAATTGGGGTCAAAGGGTGGTGCCTGATACATTTGTCATCTTAGGTGGAGAACCAACATTAAACAACGACTTAACAGACATTATATACTTGATCAGGATGATATATCCTGATCCATCAATTAAAATAGATTTAGTATCAAATGCTAGTTTTTTACATAAACACCCTAGACTCCCTCAAGCATTATTGGCAACAAAAACAAACTTAGCAATATCTATCCACAGTATTAAGGATAAAAATTACGCTAAAAAATTCAAAAGAGGTTATGAACTTGCTAAGTCATGGAGACATGATTTGGGAGTTCATGTTGAATTTTGGGATTTTACAAACAAACATTGGATACCCCAATACAAAGGATATGGCAGTAATATGATGCCATATGAAGATGATAATCCAAGGTTAAGTTGGGAAAAATGTATATCAAAACATGCTATACAACTTCATGAAGGTAAGTTATGGAAGTGTCCACCTTTGGCATACTTACCAATGCAATCCAATAAATACAAATTGAACTCAAAGTGGAATTACTATCTAAAATATAAACCACTCGATTACAACTGTACTGATAAAGAATTAATCGAATTTCTATCAAAAGAAGATGAATTATTCTGTTCTATGTGCCCAGCAAATACATTAGAACCCTATATTAAAAAAGATCCAACATTACCTGTTAGTTATTGGGAGAATTTAAATGAGTGAAGATATTAAAAATGAACATCCTGAAATCGCTGAAGTAGAATGGATTGATGATGCATTCTATGTAGAACAAACCAGATTCATGTGGAAGAGTGTTCGTAAAGATACTGGCAAAGACTTTTTGTTTGGTGTTACTAAAGAGGCAGTGATTCATATGACACGCTGGCATCTTAAATGTGAACAGGAAGGAACTCTTGATCAATATACAAGAGTGGTTGGGGATAGTTATGTTGGAGGTAAATTGTAAAAGGAGGTAAATTATGATTACCTGGGGAATATCTGCAAATAGTCACAATGCAGCATTATCTGTTTTTTCTAATGATACATTAGTTTTTGCTAGTGAGAGTGAAAGATTTAGTAAAATAAAAAATGACCCTGATATACCAGAGTCATTAATACATCATGCTCTTGCATATGGTAAACCTGAATTAGTTTGTTGGTACGAAAACCCACTTAAGAAAAAACTAAGACAGGTAACCGCAGGACAAGGATTTGGCATTCAAAATTTTAAAAAATATTTTGAATGTAAGCATAAGTTTATAGATCATCACTATAGTCATGCATCTGCTGGTCATTTTACCAGTAAATTCCATCATTCTGCCGTAGTTGTTATTGATGCTATTGGTGAATTTACTACTTTAAGTATTTGGGAAGCATATAAAAAAGAGTTAAAATTAAAGTATAAACTTACATATCCAAATAGTATAGGTCTTTGGTATTCTGCAATGACGCAACGTTGTGGATTTAAACCAAATGAAGAAGAGTATATCTTAATGGCATTATCTGCATTTGGAGATAAAAATAAATTAAAAGATGCAATTATAGATGAGCTGATAGACTTAAACTTTAACTGTAAAAGAAATTTTCATAAAGGTTGTTTGGATTGGAGACCTGAAGAGTCTGTTGAAGATATTGCTGCTGCAACCCAAGAGGTTTATGAATTGTTATTTAAAACTATACTGACAAAGGCAAAAAGACTCATAAAATCTGATAATCTTACATTGGTTGGTGGTTGTGCTTTAAACTGTGTAGCAAATATCAATGCATATGATTATTATAAAAACGTTTGGATCATTCCCGCACCAGGAGACGCTGGTTCTGCAATAGGTGCCGTTCTTGCACATAAAAAGGTAAAGATTAACTTTACTCCCTATATTGGTTATAAGATATTGCACAAAGATACTAATGCCGATATTGTTAATTACTTAACTAAGCATAGAATTTGTGGTGTTGCTAGAGGTAGAGCAGAGTTTGGACCTAGGGCATTAGGTGCTAGGAGTTTAATTGGAGATGCTACATTTAGAAATATAAAAGATGTTGCAAATAGAATAAAGAAAAGGGAACCTTTTAGACCATTCTCACCAGTAGTTCCAATTGAGTATGCATCGAAGTATTTTGACATGCATGAGGATATGGTTGAGAGTCCTTTTATGCAATATGCTGTAAAGTGTAAGATGCCAGAAAAGTTCCCTGGCATTGTTCATGTTGATAATACTAGTAGAGTACAAACAGTTAAAAAGTCTGATGCTCCAAGGTTACATGATCTTCTTTTACGTTGGGGAAAGCAAACTGGTCATCCAATCCTCTTAAATACTAGTTTGAACATTAAGGGTGAACCAATATTAAATGATGAAGATGATTGTATCAGATGGTCAAAGGAAAATAAAGTAAAGATATTTTCATGAAAAATATAGAGGATTTAAAATTCTTTCCGATAGAAGATAAGGTTGAAGATGCAAATTGGTTTGATCAGGATAGTAAAGCATTATATAAAAAGAATTTAAAGACTCAACCAACAAATTGGACTTATAGGAATAAAATAGTTAGATACTTTACAAATTCTCATGGGTATAGGACTAAAGAATTTAAAGATATAAACTGGGCAAAATCAATAGTTATATTTGGTTGCTCTCATGTTTTTGGGGTTGGGGTATCTGAAGATGAGACAATATCTTATCATCTTTCTGATATGTCAAAAGTGAATGTTGTAAATATGGGAGTTCCTGGTTCTTCTCCAATGTTCTCATTGCACAATTCTTTAATGATGTTAGAGTCTTTACCAAATCCTATTGGTGTTGTTTTTGGTTGGTCTTCCTATCTAAGATGTCCATTGTATTTGAATGATAAGGTAGTTCATTGTGGTAGTTGGAATGACGATATTGCTAGTTTGGGCAAATCTTGGAGATTATTTGATTCTCATGCAGAATCGTTTTTAAAGTTGACTAGGATTAATGCAATTCAATTATGGAATAAAATAAGGTATTCTGATTTTACATTATTCCCGTCAAATAAGAATATAATACCAGAATGTAAGTTTATTAAGAAGGTTGATTCTGCAAGAGATTGTGTTCATTCTGGAACTGTTACTAATGAGAAGATTGCAAAGTATATTGCAGAATCTATGAGTTTGTGATAAAATTGATTTGTCAATGATTGGGATTTATGACTACTAGACAATTTGTAACCAAGTCTGGAGATACTTGGGAATGGGAAGAGACCCCAGAAACTATTGAAGCATTGAAGCAACTACATGAAACTGTGAGTAAAGCAAATGAACAACAAACCACTGACTCCTGAAGAAGTAACAGCAGCATCTAAACAGTTCTTTGAACTGTTTTCTATTGTAAAAGAAGATCTTTATGATCAAGGTTTGGAATGTAAAGCAGAAGATGTTCTTAAATCTATGGAACAAATTTGTGGATTAGCACAAAAACTTCGCGTTCAAAAAGAGATAGAAAATCAACCATTTGGATTCAATAAAAAACAAAATGAAGAATAAGATAAAAAAGATTTTGAATAGAATTAGAAATTTTGTTCAAAGACTTAAAAATAAAAACAGAGATCCTTACATCTACAGATAAAATGTACGAAGAACTAAATTGCTTTGAAGAAGCATTAAAGCACTTTGGAACAAGAGTTGATGTGATTATTGCTATGGAAATGTCCCGCAAGATTACTCCAGAAGAATCATATCAACGTATCAAAGACGAATTAAAAGAAGTAAAAAAGTGCCGTAAACTGTATAAAAAGAACGACGGTAAGTGTTTGGAAGAGAAGTCTGAGAAGTCTGAGCACTACTGGCAACCTGATAGGAATAAAACTTATGATGAAATGGTTGCTGATGGTTGGACTATGAGTGCTGATGGTTTTTGGTTTAAAGAATAACAGCATCTATAAATAAGAATATTAAAAGGTTATTATTTAAAAGATGGCTGCAATATTAACGTCTACGGGGATAACATTTCCTGATGGTACGTCATTAACTACAAAATATGATGTAATACCTCAGAGTACTGTAGGAGTGTTTTTTCAAGCATCTGCTCCAACTGGATGGACTCAGGATACCTCTTATAATGATAGAGCGTTAAGAGTTGTAAGTGGACCTGGAGGTGGATTTGGTGGTGCTACTGTATTCTCGTCAATATTTCCAAATGCTGCTAGAACAGTTACTCTTAATTTTAGTGCAATAGTTCCAGTTAGTGGTACTGTTGGTGGACATACTCTTGCTGTAAGTGAAATTCCAGATCACACTCACGATTCTTTAACTGGTGGAACTGCTAGTGCAGCAGGTGGAACGGGCACGTTTAGAATATCAGGAACAAATGCAACTGGTGGTGTTGTTTCTCCTACAATCGGTCAATCTCATGATCACCCATTCTCAGGAGAGATAAATTTTACAACCACTGGTACTGGTACTATGAATATGAATTTGCAATATATTGATGTAATTATCTGCAGTTTTAATTGATAGTATCATGGCAAGATTAACAAACACTGGGATACAATTTGATCTGGCAGATCCTGCTAATTCTATTAACAGTTATTATTGGTTGTATCCACAAGGAACTAAAAAACTATTCTATCAGGCATCTGCTCCAACTGGATGGACACAAGTTACTACTGCAACTGCTCCAGGACCAGTTAATACTAACATCAATGATCTTGCTTTGAGAGTTGTAAACAGCACAACTACTGGTGGTAGTTGGGGAACTGGTGGAGTTCAAGGAACATTAGGTTCATCATTCAGTACAATATTGGGGGGAACTTCTCCAAATTTATTCCAAACTTATAGTGGAACATTTCCTGTAAGTATTCCTGTTCCACTTGCTGCCAATGTTGGAAATACAACTCTTGCTTTAAGTCAAATACCAAATCACACACATACAGGAACACTTGCGGGAACATCTGGTTCTAACGCTACTCCATTTAGTAATGCTGGTGCAAGAGTTAGAAGTGGAACTGTTGCCACTGGTGGAATGGTTGAGTCTACAGGAGGTGGTGCTCATAGACATCCATTTAGTGGAACTGTTACATTTACTAATATTGCAAGTAGTGCTACTGTTGCTATGGAAGTGCAATATATTAATGTTATACTTTGCTCAATAGACTAAATACTGTTATAATTTTATTGAATGTATTTTAAAATATGGCACAGATCAAATCGGGTGATTTTTGTCCTTTGATTCAGGATAAATGCAAAGGCATTGAGTGTTCTTGGTATACTCAAATTAGAGGAGTAAATCCTAACACTGGTGAACCAGTTGATGAGTGGCAATGTGCAGTTAATTGGTTACCTATGCTTATGATTGAGAATTCCCAACAGCAAAGATCTACAAGTTCTGCTGTTGAGTCATTCAGGAATGAGATGGTAAAAGCAAATGAGAACAATATTAATATATTGTCTGCCGCAGCACAAATGCTTCAAAATACACAAGATTATAAAATACTTAAAGCAAACGTAGAAGAGGTCTCCGATCAATGAAGAAGTTCACTTTAATTGAAGCAGATAGATATATCAGTATTGATGGTGTAGGTATATTCTTTCCCGAAGATAAGTGGCCTTTTGCTGATATTGAGCATTTGTGGGCAATTCAATGGAAAGATGATGGAACACCTGAAGGAACTGGTGAAGTAGAGTACGATTCTCCAGTTCCAAATACTCCAGCAACTAAGGATATGCTCACACGTTATGTTGAGCATTTTAATGAAGAGCATCAACTTCAACTTGAAGCAAAAAGGAGACAAGAAGAAGAGGAAGCAAATAATGTTGGTTCTTGGCAACAAGTAATGCAAGAACTTGAAGAAAGAATGGAATCAATGCAACAGAGACATGAGGATTCTTTAAGGCAAGCACAATTAGATGCAGACAGGCAAGTAGATGAAGCGCATAGAAGGATAGCAGAAGCACATGAAAGTTTATTCTATTCAGTACCAAAAGTACAAGAAGTAAACGATGAAAATGAAGTTGTCTTTGAGGATGAAAATAGTCCAAGTTTAGTAGTCTTTGATGCTGAAGTTGATCCTGGTCTATTTGAAGATGTTATTGAAGAAGTTGAACTTGATGAAGAAAATTTTGATGATGATGATGGTGATGATGAGTTAATGGAAACGATGTTGACAGATGATTTTAGTAGTATTGATTTATCTTTACTAGAAGATGAATTTAAGTTAGAATTGCTTTTTGATGAAGATCCTACGGAACAAATCGTTCCAGAAATTGAAGAATTGATATCAGATTCTTCTGAAGAAGATGTACCAAATGCAGAAATTCCTGATTAAATATGAACCAACAATTGATTGACAAAAATTACTTAGTTATTCCCAATTTTATATCATCGGAACGGGCAAAAGAATTAGCAGAAGAATTCAAACATTATAGTAAAACTCATAATTTGGAGGATGATCCTCAAGTTCAGGGTTGTGTATCTAAGTTTGATCATATACCATTTGTACAGTTACTTGTAGAAAAAAACACACAAGTGGGTCAATTGGTTGGGGAGCAAGTTCTTCCCACATATTCCTATGCAAGGATATACCAAAATGGTAATGTATTAGATGGTCATGTTGATAAGGGTGAATGTGAAATATCTTTGACCTTGAACCTTGATTGTGATAAACCTTGGGATATTTGGATTGAATCTCCAGATAATACAAGAACTCATGTCTCTTTAGAACCAGGCGATGCAATGATCTATCTGGGGACAATTGCTAGACATGGTAGAGATGCTTTTGATGGTGAATATTGCACTCAGTTGTTCTTACATTACGTTAATGTCAATGGACCACATAAGTTAAAGTACTTTTGCAAACAAAACAAATACGTTGAGGATGCAATTAAACCACCACAAAGAGAAGAACCACCAGAGAAAACAATAGTATTTACAAGTACAAATCCACTTGCTGACTTTATTAGAGTCTATGATGACATTCTTACTAAAGAAGAATGTGACAGTATTATTAAAGAATACTGTAATAGTGATGAGTGGACAACTGCATTGGTAGGAACTGGTCAAGAGTCTACGACAGTAAGAAATTGTGATATTTTAAATGTATCACGACCTGATGTAATATCAAATAATCAAGAAGTTAGAAAAAGTATTGATGATTTGTTATTTAAGAAGTCATTTATTGCAGCAAAAAAATATGTTGACGAATTCCCAACTCTTACACTAGAATCAGATAGTGGATATGATCTTTTAAGGTATAACGTTGGTGGATTCTACCGACAACATACCGATAGTTACAAAGCAAATCCAAGAACACTATCAATGTCAATCAATCTAAATGATGATTATATTGGTGGTGAGATGGCATTCTTTGATAGGGAAATTCAAATTAGAACAGCACCAGGATCTGTAATAGTGTTCCCCTCAAACTTCATGTATCCACATGAAATAATGAAAGTTCTTGAGGGTATTAGATACTCTATCGTTACTTGGTTTATTTAAAATTATTACTTAATTATTATGGCATTATCAAAATCTGTAGAAGAGTCTCTAAAGGAGGCAAATCAATCACTTCGCAACGCACTTGCATTTGCTGCTAGACAAGAACGACCAATGGTATGTGTTTGTATAGCAGATATGATTGGTAAAATTGATACGATCATGACTACAGATTCTCTTTTGGATAAACTTGAGAATCGTAAACCAGGAGATTCTGGTGCTTGGGGACCAACTATAGATTAAATAGTACATACAGTAAAGCATAAAGAAAATGAACTCAAATGTTCTCAACAAATCTGGTCTGCTTTGTTTGAAATTGACTTCACACTATAGAAATCAAACTAAGTTTATATTGAGTAGAAAAGAACAAGCAGAAGGTGAGACTCTTGAAGTTAAATTGAGAAAGAAGCAACTCAATAAAAATCTTGATTTGGGTTCATTTTTGCTTGATACTTCAGGAACAAAATATTATAGAATTTATCACTATAATGAAGATGGACACATTCTACATGCTGTCATAGACAGTGATACTGGAACAGTTTATAAACCAAACTCAAATGGTTATCCAAATAAGAATTTATCATGGGACATTGATCAATGCATAAGAGTTGCTGATTGGAAGGGGTATTACCTAAATGCTGATCCTGTGGTATAATTACTGTGTTCCAATAAAACAACCATGAAACCCTATCCATTGGGCATTGACAATCCTATCGCAGTTAAGGCGGTTTGGGGAAGCACCAAATGGGCATTGTACTGGAAAGAAGATTGGATTAAAATTGGCACCTTCCCAAATGAGTTTGTAGCAATGGGTGCTCGACGTGCCATTCTTACTGGCATGGGATATAATTAAATTGCTTTGATTCTTATGATTCTCAAACCTTTTAAAAAAGAAGAAGTAACTTGTACAATCGACGATAAAGTAGTTGATTGTACAGAACTCAAATCAATTCCAGAACCAGAACCATATGTGGGTGTTCCTGCACCTGTAATTGCTCCATATGATCCATGGTTTGAACCTCCGATCATTACTGAAAAGGGTCAAGAGTACCTTGATCAACATGAAAACAACATTCATGTCGAACATCATAACAATTCTACTCCTAATAGTATTACTGTAGAAGTTGATAACATTCATGAGGTGATGTATCAAATGGCAACAAATGGTGGTAACACTACCACTCAACTTGATCCTATGCCTGAACTTGGTGGAGGATCTGAGATGTTCCAGAGTGGTCCTGGTGGATGGAACTCTGGAACTGGGTTCGCCCAGTTTAAAGACTGACCACTGAGGGTCTCCAAACCAATGGAGACCCCTTATAATAGTCTCATACGCAATCAACCCCATGACTGCCACCTTCGCTGACTACGCTTCCCAGCAGGATGCCCGCAACACCATCCAACTGAATGTTACAAAGTGGTGCTATATGCTGTGTGATGCTCTGCTGAAGAACTACATTGATTACAGCATCAAAGCACATAATCGCAGTGTGGTGCGTGGTGAGAACGCTCACTACCACATTGCCTGCATTCAAGATCTTCGCAATGGTCAGTGTGGTTATGAGTTCACTGTTGAGAGTGGACGTAAGTATCACAAAATCATGATGAGTGCTAATGGTTCTCGATCTGTTCATGCTTTTGTTGATAAGAAGACTGGTGAAGTGTATAAACCTGCCAGCATCAAGTCACCTGCCAAAGGTGTTCGTTATGACCTGCGATTGATTGAGCAACGTGAGTGGTTGTTTGAGCACGCTGACTGGGCAGGTTCTTATCTCTATGCAAAATGATGTACTTCATTATCATAAGTGCTGGTGTTGCGTGGGCAATGCTAGCACTTTTTTCTCCTTGGTTCAATCATCTAGATGAGCACAAAAAACATGACAAGAATTGACAAACTTATCTTTGTTGGATCATTCGTTTGGTTCATGCATTGGGGAACACGAGTTGTATATGGATTAATAAATATTGCTGTTTATTGATTGTTTGGGATAGGGTGGGTTATATTCTGACAGAGGGCAACTGTTCTGCCCATAGTTTTGATTTAGGTTTGGGTAGTAGATTATTTGCCTGGGCACAGGCATCAATATGTGCCCAGGATTATTCTCTTACCATAGTAATACCTGATTATGAATGGGCGGAATATGAATTTTTACATTTACCAAATACAATTGTAATGAATGCTGAAGAGATTTCCAAAATAAAATGGAAACCTCTTCATTATTATGGGAATCATTTAAAACATTATCCATATTGGAGAATCTTTGGTATGTGTGCTATTAATGATCAATTTGCACAAAAATTTAAGGATCCTTTATGGAATATAAAATTTAAATCCGATAAAGTAAACTCATTTTTTACCAAATTTAATAATTTTGTGGGTTTTCATTTGAGGAGATGGCATGGTGTCAGAGTTCCCAAAAAAGACTGGAATAAAAAATTGAGATCTTTACCAAATGCAAAAATAAGACTTGAATATTATAAATTGTGGAATACACCCACCATGCTTAGAGAAAAAATATCAACAGATCCTCCTTGGATTACTGATAAACAATATTTTAGTGTCTTGGATAAAGTTGATTCAAATGTGTATATGAGTACTGATTTGCCAGAAGAATTGTATCAATATTATAGGAATAGGTATGATAATTTGTATTGTATAAGTGATTATGTTAATGAATTTGAAGAATTGGTTAATGAAGAATATTCTTTAGATTTGAATAATACTACCAATGTAGTAAATGCTCCTTTAAGAACAGTAGTTCGGGATCTGTTTGATCTTTTTGCTTTAAGCAATTGTTATAAATTTATATTGTCCTCAGACTCTCAATGGGGGCAATCATCAGTAAGACTTAACAATCGACCAAATCACTTTAGAAAATGTGAAGTCATAGGTTTGAGATAGATGCTACAATGGGATAGAACCTCAGTTTGATCATGCTCTATTTTGAGACCACTGGGTATGGGTATCCAAAGTATCTCTGTGAAGATATACTGACTTGGTTCTCTACCACATTTTATCCACGACACACTATTGACATCACAGTACACCATCGTGGATTGAAGCGAGAGGGTGTTTATGGTTGGTGTGACATCATGAGCAATGAACGGAATCCAAGAACCTTCTTGATTGAGATTCAATCCAATCTTGATAAACGTTTGTATGCAACCACTCTCATGCATGAATTGATTCATGTGAAGCAGTGGGTTGATGGTAGTCTTAAACTCAAAAAGGGTTCTCTTGTGTACAAAGGGATTGATTGTAGCAGTGGTGGTGTCGATGCACCACATGAGGTAGAAGCGCATGGAAATGAAGAAAAATACCTTCTTCACTACATGTGCGATAGTGGCAGGGTCTGGACAGGTCTGTAAACTGGCACACGACCACCCCAATGGGGGTGGAACCACCCCTATAATGAGTATGTACCAAACAGGTATTCTAATGACTGATCAAGAGTTTGAACAGCGTCTTGCTCTTCTGCACCAATCTTGTGAAGAAGAGGATCTCAATGAAGTTTCAGACTACAATGAGTTCATGATGGCAATTCTTATGAATGAACATCCCATGCATGATTCTTGACACTCAGTTTAATTTGTTCTAAAATTAAGAGGTAAATTACAAGAAACAATGGCAGACAAATTCCTTTACGTTGTTGAGCACTTCATTCCCTTCCCCCAATCTGAATATGGTGGAATTTGGAATGTGATTGCTGAAAATGATGAAGAGTGCTTCGATCTTATTGCAGAAAAAGATGAAGGATTCAATCAGCAATTTTATGGTCATCTTCGTGAAAACATTCAAAAGTCTCTTACATTTTTGCTAGCAGAGGAAGGACTTACCTCTGAAGTTGTTGAGGAGTTTACTACATGATTGTCATTCATGACCCCGAATTCATTAAAGCACAACAAGATAGACTCTCAAGTCTTCAGAAAGATTTGGAAAAGATTGTAAAAGAGATGAAAACAATTCAGGAGTTTTTGAATGAATACTCACCCAAGAGGATATGATCAAGATAAAGTCCAGGCGGACTCTATTGTGAGAATGGAAGAACATTTTATGAATCGCATTGTTAGTCTAATTGATCAAGGTAAACTTGTAGATGCAGATTCTATGCATGATGAGTTTAGGATTGATGGTTATGACGCTATAGAATGGATGTTCATGGAAGATTTAACATCATATGAGTAACTATACCCCCAAAGTAAATGATTACGTTATTTGGGATGAATACGTTCAAGGTTGGGTTTATTTTAAATGTAGTGAATACATTACCATTGAATTGTTAGTAAAACCAAAAGACGAACAAAACTTTATAGATTGTAATCTACATAAGAATGACAGAGTTCTTGTTCTATGTTATCAACATCAATGGGATGAATTAAAATACATAAAAAGTAGAAAATCAATTTACGACGATGATCAAGTACAAGCAAAGATATAATACATATGGAACTGGTCTTGGTCATCAGTTGTCAATCTACACATTGATGAAGTCTCTATCAAAAACTACTGGATTTGAGTATTGTATTGATAATGGTGACTTACTAGCACTAAAGAATACATTCTCAAATATTGATGTGAAGATTGATGATAGTAATAAAGAATTTGAAGAATTAAAACTAAATCATGTTGATAAGTTTGATAATGTGGTTCGATTCTTAAATGACAATTCTATTTTATCTTTAAATCTAACATCTAATATCTTTAAAGATGACAATTACTTTTATGATATTGTTAGTGAGTTAGAGTTTAGGGATGAGGTATATCAAAAGTGTAAAGACTTTTTAGATAAGTTTGAGGAGAACCAATTTATTGCGATGCATGTTCCCAAAAGGGGTGCCAAATCAATTAGATTTGAAGCAAATGTAGATTATTATGAATATGCATTGGAAGAACTACCAAAAGATGTAAAAGTACTATTGTTTACAAATGATAAGGATCAACATTTAAATGATCCTTATTTTTTATTTGATAGTAGATTTGAACTAATCGTTGATATATTCAATGACAATGAATATATTAATTGTGATGTTGGACAAGAATTGGATAGATTGATTGATACTGATCCAACGTGCAAATATAATTATAAAACTGCATTAATTAAAATGGCATCGGACAATCTTGCCTCCAATGACATAGCAATTAATAAAAAGTCTATTAAAATGAAGATTGATGAACTTGTGAGAGAGTTGCATCCCAAGTATGTTGATAAAGTAAAGAACAACCTCTATAATTATTCTTTTGATTTGTGTTTGATGTCAATGTGTGATTATCACATAATGTCAAATAGTTATTATAGCATGTGGGCAACCATACTTGGAGACAGTAAAAAAGTAGTTTATCCAAAGTATTGGAAGCAAAATAATATAAAGAAAATTGTTAGAGATCTGGAAGGATTTGATCAAACAAGAGTTGAGGAAGGTAAGGTAATGGATAAAGAGACATATATAGGTGTAGATAATCCAGATCATCGTTCTTTTACTATTAATTAGAAATCATGTCAGCAAAGAGTAAAGCAATTGAATTAGAAAGAAAGTTTTTAGTATATGCCGCTCGTTTAACTAAAGTAACTTCATATAAAAAAGATCAAATAGGAGCAAAGTCTCTGGCATATTTGATTAAGGAACTAGTTGAAGATTGTGATTCCATAAGTTACAAAGGATCTATGGAATTGTTGGAAATTGCAGAAGAGATGGATAAACTACACTAAACAATATTTAAAGGGCATTACAGGCGATTCTAGACACCTTACAGAGACATTTATACACAAGATTCATGATTACCTATCAACAACAAATTAACGATTCTGCGACAGGATTAGGATATCAAATATCCTCTTATGTAATGATGAGAACTATCTCAACAAAGAGGGGATTTGATTGGGTTCTTAAGAATTCAGATTTAAAGGCACTTAGAAATACATTTGATAATTTGACTTTAAACATTGATCCTAATTTTGAAGAACGGACAAGTTATCTTGAATTTGATGATGATGCTGGATTTGATACAATCTGCAATGGAGTTCTTGATGATCACACTATATCAGTATATCCAACTCCAAACAACTATATCTCTGATATTTTTGATCAAATCAAGAGTGAGTTAGTTTTTAAAGAGAACATTAGGAATAAATGTGAAGAATTTAAGAATCAATTTGGTAGTGAAGTAATTGCGATGCACATTCGTGCTGGTGATTTTGAAGATATTGTCAGTGGAATGTTTTTATGTAATTATGATTATTATGAGAATGCTCTAGCACAATTACCAGAAGATCTACCTGTTCTAGTATTTTCAAATAATAAAGAAAGAGCAGAGTATATCTTAGATAATTTGAGTTATGATAGATCCAGATTTACCATTATTAAGGACATTTATCAAAACAATCAAGGTTTTGATAGTACGATGGAAAGTATTGATAGGGTACTTGATTATGATGGAACATATCGATTCAACTATAATGCATTTTTACTAGATACTGCAATTAATAATCTAAATTCAGTAGATATTACAAATCCAAGTCAAGAACAGTTGAATGAGGAATTAAAGAAAATTTTAAATAGTTTGGACGAACCATCAAGAACTAAGATTGTAACTGGACAATATAATTATTCATATGATCTTTGTTTAATGTCAATGTGTGAGTATATTATTATGGGTAATAGTACATACAGTTTGTGGGCGACAGTTTTAGGAAATCCAACAAAGGTGATTTATCCAATGTACTGGATGCAAGGACATCCAGAGGATGATATTCCAAATGTTCTTAGAGATCTTAATGGTTTTAATCAAACACTTAGTGGTTGTGGGGTAATTGTGGGGCAAGATCATTATTATCCAGTTGAGAATCCAGATGATCGAACAATTACGGTTGTACAATAAGGACAGTTGATCAGGTGTCACAGCACTGGTTGATGGGGTTGAGAGTGGCATGTAGATTAGGTGTGTGGGAAGACCACACACCTTTTTTATTGAGGTTCTCATGGCAACTCTTTTGTTTGATGGTGCTGACAGTTACAACGAATGGAAACTTCAGCAGTTGATGGAAGAAAACTTTATGGATTGGAATGATCTGGACATTGACAGTGAGTTCCCCACTGAAGAACTGCCTTCGATTGTTCGGGAGTTTTGAGTCATGATTGTATCTGAGAAGCAACTGGTCATCAAGCGCAGTGAGTGGGAGTGTTACACTGACACTCCTGACAAAGTGATTGATCGTGTGAATACACGTTTGTTGTGTATTTTGAATCGCCACGACAATCCCATCATTGCACAGAAGTATGCATACAATTATTTGTATGAGAATCATCGTGAATGGGGATTTAGTGATTCAGAATGTAACCAATGTGTGACAGATGTCATCAATGTGTATTATAATAGTAACATTGATCGTTGGGCATCATTGTCACTATGAACATTAATTTAAATTTGCTGTCACATGAGTTAAAGGAGGAACTTGCAGAGGATTGTGAGGATTATTTGAATCATCGTCACATTCCTCTTCATTCTCATTCATATGACAACATTATTATGCAAGCATTGAAGGAGGGGTATCAGTTGAGCAAGTTCGACCGTATGCCACCGAGCAAGGTGGCACAGGAGCAGTTGCGAGCATTGTTCGATACTCTATAATTCATTTGTACAGGACACACGTTCTCTTCTTCAAAAAACACCATGTACACCAAATCATTCAGCATCACTGGTAAGCACATCATGATGGATGAAGGTAAGTTCTTCATCAGCAATGTAGAGGATCCAAAGTTCCGCAGTACGATTGCACAACTGTATGAGTTTGTAGCAGACACCAATGCAGATTGTGATGCTGCCTATGATTGGGTATGTGATCAATGTGATCTATTGAGTTTTGTTGCTGATGAATGGGCATGGGATATGTTTTATAATGTATGGCAGAGTGCATATGATGTGGAGGTAGCAGCATGAATGAAGATAACATGAATCTTGAGATGACATGTGAAGAACATGAAATTCTTATCTCTTCAGTCGTTCAAATGTTGGATGCATACTATGCACTTTACGACTATCGTGAA